TGAAAAATATATTGATTTCTATAATAATTATAGAATTAAATCAAATGGGCTTACTCCTATGCAGGAAAAACAAATTTATTTAGTGGCTTAGTCCAACTTTTTTGGGTAAGTTCATTCTTCGCTATGCTCAGAATGACATTTTTTAAGGTTATAAGATTTTTGGCTAGTTCAAGGCGGACTAGAATTTTTTGCGACAGGAGTTTACACATTAGTAAATGACTGAGCAAAAATTCTAGCCAACACAGAAATAGACAAAAAGATATAACCGTTAAGATTCGGTTATTTTACAAGCAACTACACAATTCGGATTCGCCAAACACGGCAGCGGAGAACTTTCCACCATAACCTTTTTATTTTTGCTGTCTTTATTTGTATAGCTGGTATACATTTTTACAGGTAAAAGCCCATTTCCTGCATTTGCATCAAAATTCTGTATTGCACCATAACCCATAAAATTACCACAATTAGATGCACCATAGATAAATGCATTTTCAGCTATCATATTTACAGTTTTACCATCTTTATCATAATATCTTTCATATTCATAAACTTCGCCTATACCCGGAATATAACCATAGCGATAAAGCCCCGGCATATCACTTGATACTTCCATTTTAGTAATACCGTATTTGCTTGATGAATAAAGCTCTTTTACATTTTCATCTTTAAAGAAAAGAGCTGCAGCTTTTGGCCTAATACTAATACATCAGCCTGGGCATTATAACCATTTTTAAGAATTAACGAACGCCACTCACGAATATTTTTTAAAACATCGCTATCAGTATTACCCCATTGATTAGTGCTTGTTAAAGCGATAGTATGCTCTGCCTTTCTACCAAAATCTATTTCCTGCTGTTTAACTGTTTCACCTACTTTATAGTCATAGATAAATTTACCATTTATAACAGCATTAGCACACATTAATTCTTCTGTATTTTCAACAGCTCTTTTTAAGTTCACTAAATGGCGAGTAATTACTTCCATTTCAGGAGTAGTATTATTAAAAGGATTCTGCCCTGCCATTCTATACATAAAGTCCTGCGGAGTAATGTTTACATAAGGTGCAAGATATGCTGTTTTTAATATATTGGTATTATAGCCTTGTTTAGACATAATAGAGCCTTCGCTCATAGGGGTTACGAAAGGTGCAACACCATTACCAACTGCATCAATATCAACCTGAATAGTATCTGTGCTTGATTGTATTTCTTTGTTAAAAAATGTATCTTTGAAAAAATTTCTTTTAGGTGCAATACCTAAAACGACCTTAGTTAAAACTCTATTATCATAGATGATTGCATTATCTGCCATATTCACTCCTCCACTTATACTAAAAATACAGAATTTTTATGCAGTTCTATTTTTGCTTTATTTTTATTTGTAATTGAGCTATCAAATATAACTGCATCTTTATTAAACTTACCAGATAAGTATATATATTTATCTTTATTCTCTGCGCCTGCTTTTATATCCTCTGCTAATATTGCACAAGGTTCTTGACTGCCATCTGTTGCACCTTCTTTACAGATTTTAAATGTATTAGTTGCTGAAACTCTGCCTAATACAGTTCCACGCTTTACTTCACCTGTTTCATCAATAGTGCCTATTTCTAAAACTGTTAAATCGCCACCTGCAAGCAGGTTATCATAATTAAATGTATCGCTTTCAAATCCTGGCATAATATATCCCCCTTATTTCAGTCCTTTTTGGAACTGTTTAGATAATTCAAGCATTGCATTTACCTGAGCTTCTTCTTTGCTAATATCTGACATATCAGCACCTGCCACTATAGGCTCCACCGCCTGCACAATAGGCTGTTCTTCTTTTTTTAAAGATGCTTTATACTCTTCACTTTGAATATAAGCTACAATGCGCGCATTTGCTTCAGCTACTGATGCACCACTTGATATTGCTTCCTGCACCAGTTTTTCACATCCTGGCACATTTATGGCCATAAGCTCTGCTACTCTTTTTCTTTCTGCTGCTACTGCATTAGCTTCAATACTAGAGGTATCAACAGCTTTTTCTTCTGCTTGTTCCTTTAAATTTTCTGGCATATTTTTCTCCTTATATTCTTTTATTAAAAAATTTGTCCCTAAATTTTTTAAATCACGTTTAGTCGCAGTAAATGCTCCTGCACTTACTAAAGACGGCTCGTCCTGAGCCTTACCTACCTTTTTACTTTTATTATTAAGCTCATTTATTAAACTATCCATACTGCCAAGCCTGTCTGCAAGCCCAGCCGTTACAGCTGCAGCACCAACCAGCACACCGCCTTTATTGCCTCTGTTTATTACTTCTTCAGCTGTGATGCCTCTATACTTTGCTACTTTATCTATAAAAATAGATGCAAGATAATCTACTTTTGCTTGATATTCTGCTCTGCCCTGCTCTGATTCCCCATCTATATTTTTCATAGAACTTTGGCTTGATTTAAAAATTACTGATTTATCATTTTGCTTAGATACTACTCGCATTACACCTATTGAGCCTACCTGGCCCATTTCATCAATTATTATTTCATCGCAGGCTGCTGCTAAGAAATACCCAGCAGAGCATGCCATACCTGTAACATAGGCCTTAATAGGTTTAAGCCCACGAGCTTTATATATAATTTCTGCAAGCTCATTTACACCAGTAATTGCACCGCCTGGAGTATCAAAATCTAAAATAATTGATTTAACTTCTTCATTATCAAGCAAGCTTTGAAAATCTTTTGCTATATTCTCAATAGCTGCACTGCCCATACCTAAAAAGCTGGCAAGCATATCAGCATGGCGTGAAATAATACCAGAAATATGAATAATACCCACTCCACCATGGTATGACGCGTTATAAGTTTTATAATCAATCTGCCCTGCATATTTATTTATTGCTTCATGCAGTGCAGCATTATCATAGATTGATAAATATTTATTTAATGCACTTTCTTCTATTGCATATATGTTATTCATTACTTTTCTCCAGTTTTTGTTCCATCTCTATTTCATGTTTTCTTATTTCAAGCACATTTTCATACTTCATGCCTGTTAAGTTCATTGTTTCTACCGTCTTATTTGATAATTCTGCTTCTATTCTTGCTACTGCTGCATTTACTTCTTTTAATTCATCAATCTGGCTTTTTTTAGGGGCAAGCCAGTAAGCATTAAGGTATGCATTTCTTTTTACTGGTTCATTATATCCTGGAGCATCAATTTTACCTAATGCCACCATTTCATCTAAAAAATGTTCATATACAGGCTTACAGAAATCGTTGATAAAAGCCTGTCTGTATTTTAAAAATGTTTTTTCAGCCTCCAACAAACTTCCACGGCTGGCACTATAACTTGATGTAAAAGACTGCATTAAAACTTCAAATGGCAGACCTAAACCCATACCTATTTTTTTAATGGTGAATGATATAAAATCAGCAAATTGAGCATTAGGTCGTGCAGGGTTTGCTATAGTTATATCCTGCCCATCACCAAGCTGAGCAATAACACCATCACCTAAGTGTAAATCATTATCATGCTGCTCTGCTCCAGGTTCACCAGTAATATTTTCCGGCACTAATGTTTCATTCAATGGATTTTTAATAAACACAGTATATTTACTGGCAATAACTGATGCCATAAGCTCTGCATCAGAATACCTTTCTATCTGTTTTAACTGCTCAAGCACTGGAGTTAAAAAAGGCAAGCCCCTAGTTTGTCCTGGTCTTGTTTTCTTAAAAATATGCAGTAACTGCCTGCGATTTCTTGCATCATAAGCTGGCACTTCTCTATATTCATTAATTCCAAAAGGCATTGAATAATAGTTAAAAGCATCCATTTCACTACGAGGCAGGTTTGTTTTAAAAAAATATGATACTGGAGCATTATACTTATTCTTTCTAATGCCCAGCATCACACCAGCAACAGACAAAAAATTGGAGGGAGTATTGCAAGTATCGCTTTCTATTAAATTTATTGATAAAGTGTAATCTGTTACAGGATTTTTAATATATGTAGGCAGCACAAATACATCACCATTTTCTAAAAAAGATGAAAAAGCTAAATCCTGCAAAGCATAAAAATTTAAAGTTCGTTCGCTATCACAGAATAAACTTTCTGCCCACAGAGCAAACTCATTTTCTATTATA